TGTCTTCTTCAATGTGCGTGAACCATTAATGATTACACCACCACCAGGAATGTTCTTCATGGTGTTGACATGTGCATCATACAAAAGACCAGTCTCACTGTTAGTGAAGTTGGTTGTAAGGCCATAAGCCCCACGGACATCATATGCATAACCAGCAGGTGCTTTTCCTACGGAACGATCTGCTTCTACACGAGTGTACAATCCAGCAATTGCTCCACCTGGGTAGGTGTCTCGCAATGTGGCTGAACCCGCACGGGCTGGATCTGGCATCTTCAACATTGGGTAGTACACTGCACCATAAGATGACTTGCTGTAGTTACTGGCTACACCAGTGATTCCTGCGGTCAGTGTCTGTGTTGGGTCTGGATCAATGATTACAAAAGCATTTCCACGACTTTCAGCGTAAGTAAGTGCGTAGTTTACTCGTGTAGAAGTTGTCTGTCCTACAAGGTTGACCAAGATTGATCCGTTAATGTAGTTAAGTGAATCTACAGCGGCGTTCCAGTCACCATCTACGATAGAACCATTAGTACCTGCAACAGTTCCTAGAGCGTATGTTGCCGCAGTGATCGTGTAAGCCACACCAGCGGTAAGTCCTGCATCTACTTCTACAACATCAACATAAGTTGAGTAGGAGTTAACAATTGTAGAAATGTATTGTGGAGAGTCTGGATCAAGGGATACTTCAGTCCAGCGCTCTACTTCAGAACCATTAAACAAAACAGCAAGGTTGAAAGTACGGGGGGTTCCTGAACCAGAAAGGCTTTCTGGAACACCATCACGCAAACCAGCGGTGACAATTACTTGAAGACCAACGGCTGCTGTGCTAGAAGTTGCAGCAGCGTAGTTTGCCCAAGTACCAACATTTTTTGCTTGTACTTTAAACAATGTTGCTGTTGATCCACCAGCGATAGTTCCTGTGATTGCAGGAGACTTTGCTTTAATAGCAGCGGCACCACCAGTAGTAGTGGAGTGTGTAACACGGGTTACATAAGCCGTGCGACCACCATTGGAGAAGAAGTGGTAAACAGCGTATCCAAGATCTGATGAGTTAGTGAGATCACCATAGAGTGTCTTATATTGACCCCAAGAGTCAATACGGGTTGGTAGTACAGGACCACGGGCGGCTGTACCGAGAAACGCTGTAGGCGTTACTTCAGTTCCAGTTTGCGTGACTGTAGAGAATGGGCCTTCGGTGATATACACACCTGGGCGGGAGTATGTTGCCATTTTTGCTCCTTAGCAATAGACGGGGGTTACGGGGTACTTGTAAATGATTCGATTGTTGGGATAATACTGGTGATTTGATGTTGACCAAGCATGTTTGCTGATGGTATCTCAGCAGTCATTTGAAGAGTATAAATCTTACGAAAAATACGCTTACGGTATCCAGACTCAGAGTCTAGAAGGTCTGCCGTTGTCCAATCTAAAAGATCAAGACGACGAGTTGTTCCATCCTCTGGGATATCGATATACCCTTTTCGGAATGGAACAATTGTACTTAACATTTGACTGCTAAGTTGGCGATCGTGTAGGGCGCTACGAGTAAATGTAGAAACTTGATACAAAAGGTCTACTGGGACAAACTCATTGCTAGAAATAAACTCAATATTTGTGGTGCCAGTAACAGTTCCCATGTTTGATATACGACTAGGCCAGTAGGACAGTTCGTTGGGTCTACCAATAAACCTACTTCTCTGGGGTATTCCCACTTTGGCGTAGGTCAACTCACTCTCAGAATGTTGGCGGTTTTTAGCGTGAACTAGATCAATCATTTCAATAGTCAAGAAGGGGTAAGACCTTTCAGTCTCTGCCTCTGGGTAGCGATAAAAAACTTGCACTGGACGAGAACCACTACGGTCGTCTGAAACAGTCAATGTAGCAAACCGTGCTTTAAGGGCAGCGTCTTCGGCAAGTAGGAATCCAGGATTAGGCATTGTACCCTGACAGTTTATTAGAAAGTAAAGAAGTCAATTCTCTTTTAAGATCTTGGGTGCGCTTAAAGGCAGTGGAACGAAGAAGACCTGTGGCAACAACTTGTTGAGTAGGGTCACCATACTCAAGCATGTTCACTTCATTTGTGGGGTTATTTACACTATATTCAATCTGTCCATCTACTAAACCTACTTTAGCCTCGTCTGCTAAATGAGACCAGTCTGGGTGGTTTGACATGGTAGAAGAAAGGTGCTCTTTTTCATTGGCTAAAAGTTCCTTGACGGAAGCAATTACGGCTTTGGGATAAGCCTCCAGGAGATCCTCAAAGAACCAAGCAGTTGGGAACTCTCCACGGATAATGCTATTAGAGTCCGTGGATGTATGCAATTGTGCAGAAGTCATTACTTCTCCCACGAGACTCTAGGCGTTGTGCATCTTGGCGCTCACCAAGATTACTTCCAGTTTATCAGAGTTGAGGTAGGGCAGAAGGCCAAGGAAGGTTCTGGGATGAGGTCGCAGTAGGACCCACATCAAAAGGCATTTCCTGATTAATATAGATTTCAATACCTTCAACAACGATAATCACATCATCCGATGCTCGACCTCGTACACGGTAAGAAGTTACTGAAAAGTAACGACCGTCGTATAAAAACATGTCGTTAAGGTGCCCACGATATTCGTAGGGTGTGGTGACCCCAGCATCTCGGAAGTCCTGAATGGACGCTACAAAGTTGGTCAACTGGACAGCCTGACGACCTTCAGGGATGGCACGCTTCTGGTCTTCAGCCTCAGTGATCATCAGGACTGGTACTACCACTCCCTTTTTGTACCTGCGACCACCAGTTCCAGGAACACCCTCGTCATAGACATCGTCATAGACAGAGGCTGTTGTGGTGTTTGTGCCCAGCGGTGTGAACTCAAACCATACAATAGACTCACCATAGGCTTGCTGGTACCTACGGTAGTGCTTCCTAATATTGGCTAATTCTCTCCGAATTTCCATTAAAAGTAAGACTCACTAGTGTATGCAGTTGGAGGAATCCCTTCGATGAATACATCCTCCCGCAATGGTTCGTCTGCGTCTTCAATAAGGATATGACCTTCCATGTCCTCAGCAAAAATGCGCTCCAAAGGACCATACTCCCCAAGTTCCTTCGCCTTGTACAAGGGTACATATCGGTTAGTGGTGCGGGAAACACGGCGAAGGCTGAACTGCTCGATGCGCTCAGGACCAATGTTGAGGTTATTGGCGTGCTTACGGTATTCAACTTCCCATGCTTGAACAAGGCTCTGAAGCATACGGAAACGCTGAGAACCAGGGATGTGAATGGACTCAGAAGTCATTACATCGATGTCACGGGCATATTCTGTCATAAGTGACTGTAGGGCCTCTACAAGCGCTCCCAGACCTATTACATCCAAGACTGCGGCACTTGCCTGCTCTAGAGGAATCTTAATAGTTGGTTTGTGGAAGTTAATTGAACGCTCTGCGTAAAACTCAAGGTCTTGCGGCAAAATCCACTCATAGTAATAACCTTCAACCATGATGGTTGTGTTAGAAGGTGGGGTTGCTGCAAGGCGCATAATACCATTACGGTTATCAATGCTGTAGTTAGCGGTAGTCAGTTCTGTAACAACACCCGAAGTTACTGTAGCAACCCACAAGGTAGTTGAGTCAATGTTTACCTGACCCAGTTCATAGGTGCGACCAACAGTGTCAAAAGAGACCTGAAAGAACTTAGGAAAGTCACGAAGATAGTTTCGGGCTAACTGGACAGTGTGTTCCAGAACGGTTAGACCACTACTAGTTGTTCCAGCCATTATTGATCTCCTGAACTTACACCTGGGATGGTGTCTAGGGACGCTTGGTTAATCTGAGGTTGTTGCTCACGGTGCCTATGAGACATCACGGTACGCACACGGGTGATGTCTGCGACAGTCCCTGTTGGTGTAGGGATGGGGCGCTCGTCCATTACTGAGCCTCTAGGGCTTCAACTTTGGCGGAAAGTTCTTTGACTGCTTGTACAAGGATAGAAATAACATCGTTTGTTTTCCACATTTGTGGAGTAATTTCACCATTTTCAATACCAAAATCAATGAGTTGTGGCTGTGCTTCTAAGATTTCTTCTACAATAAAACCATGATGAATACTGTTTTCGTATTCATGTTGTTCAACTACCCCATCAGATTCTTGAGGGATTGCTTTAAAAGTACGGGGAGTTAAAGAATTGATGATACTTAAACCATCAGTAAATGAATTAATTTGTTCTTTGTATTTACGAAGCGAGGTGACGGTTGTAACTTCTCCACCTGCAATCACACGCATGTTAGCAGGAGATGTTGTAGTACGAGTACCAGTCCATATAAGTGTTCCTACTTGAGTAGTACCTGAATGTGCCCACCAACCAGAGGCACTACTCCAACCAATGTATGGTCCACCAAGTGGATCCACATTGACAATTGCGGAAAGGTAACCAGCCGTAGAAGCACTACCAGCGCTACCAGCACTACCAGTAATGTTAATGCTATAAGTACCACCATCATTATAGGCAATG